TCGCACATCGTCGACGCGCTCGGGTACCTGGCGCACTGGCAGTGGCCCGTCGACCGGCCGGGCGCGTCGTCGACGGTGCGTGCGTCGACCGCGCTCGACGAGTGGGGCGCCGTCGGCTGAGGTGGACGGTAAGTTTGGAAATTCCATGCTTACGGGCTGCGCTTACATAAGCGCCCCGGCGTGGTAGTGTGGGCGCATGATTCCCTTGACTTCCGCCGCTAGCGACGCCGTCATCGCACAGATCCGCAAGGACGCGGGGGTGTGGTCGCCCGACCAGCTGCGCGACCTGCTGACCGTCGGACGACGTCAGCGGCCGTCGGACTACGACAGCGTCATCAAGGGCCTCGCCATCCGGTACAGCGGCGACCAGCAGAGTGTGGTCAGGCAAGCCCTGCGCCGTGCGTATCCGCGCACGGGCGAGCGGATGCCGATCGATCCGGTCAATTGGCTGCGCTTCTTCGCAAGGCAGGACAGCGGGGTCTACACCACCCCGGCGCAGCGGTCCCTCGTCGACGATGATGGAGCACCACTGCCGGCGGACGACCCTCGGGCCGAGGAATTCGCCGACGCCCTCGACGAAATGGGCATCGACGTCATGCTGCCTGAGGTCGAGCGCCGCGCCGCGACGGGTGCGCGGGCTGCTGCGATCGTCGTCGGGTATCGACAGATCGCAGGCGAGGACGACGGGCGGATGGTCGCCCACGTCTATTGGCCCCACGACGTCGTGACCATCACGCACTCGTCTGCCCCCGACGACGTCAACGCACTTTGGTTCGTCGCGCTTCGACAGGCGACGGAGACGGGCGCGTCGGAGCAGTGGTGGGTGTGGTCGCGCGAATTCGTCGAGGACGAGATGGGCAACCTCGTCTCGTTCGGCGCGTGGTCGCATCGGCGCGTCAGCGAGGACGGGCACAAGGCGACGGCGTCGGAGGCATACGAGGGGCGCCTGCCCGTCGCCTTCCTGCGCACCGAGGCGCCGCAGGGCGGATTCTGGCCCGACCCCGATCGCGATGCCTCGGTCAACGTCGACACGCTGAACGTGGCGCGTTCCAATCGGCAGCACGTCGTCAATCTGCAAGCGCACGCACAGGCCGTCTATTCGGGCACCATGCGCGAGACGAGCGAGCTTGTCGGCGGCCCCGACGCCGTGCTGCACATCGCCTCGGGCGAGTCGCTGCAATACCTCACGCCGTCGGCAGACCATGCCGCGATCGAGGCAAGCGCCTCGCGCGACCTGTCGGAGCTTGGCGTCAGCCGCGGCAATAGCCCCGACGCCTACGCTGTCGAGCCTGGCGCCCCGCAGTCGGGCGTGTCGAGATTGATCGCGAACGCGCCGCACGACCAGCGCATCGCCGAGATGCGTCCGATCTTCCAGCGATTCGAGGAACAGCAACTCTTGCCGATCGTTCTCGACGTGCTCGCGCGGTTCGATCCCGATGCGCCCGCGTCATTCGATGGCGTCTATCCGTCGGTGACGTTGGGCACGGCCAAGGTGTTTGAGGACGACGCGGCGCGAACGCAGCGCACGCTTGACCTGCTGGCGGCCAAGGTCATCGACGAGGCCGATGCGCGGGTGATGTTGGGCCTGTCGGCGACGCGAGACGAGGCCGTTGCCTACCTCGGGCAGCGTGTCGCCGAGGCCCCGCCCGCCGTGCGTCTCGCTGGCGTGGGCGTCAGCGGCTCGCCTTTTACGTCGACGCGCGAAACCAGCGCGGGCGCGGCGGTCACTGAGGACGAGGAATGAGCGGCGCCGACGCGGCCGGGCCCATCGCCGATGCCGCGATCGGCGACTTGCGCGCACTCGCCGACGCGCTTGAGCGCGACATGCTGCGCGCCATGCTGCGGCTCAACACCGAATCGGGCGAGGACAGTCTTGTGCGCCGGCAGGGGCAGACGGCCGTTGCGGTCTATCGGCAGGTCGAGGACAGGTTGCGTCTCGCAGGCGATGACGTGGCGCAACGTGCAGGCGCACGCGCTGTCGAGGCCGTCGCCGCGGTGGCGGGTGTGCCCCCTGCGTCGCTGCCGCTAAGTGTGCGCGAAGAACTCGACATGATCGTCAACGGGCAAACCGACGACGTCGCCGCGATTTTCAACGAGGCTGCGGGCGTCATCCGCCAAGGGATCGCGCGCGGCATCGCCTCGGGCGGCAGCCTTGGCGACGTCGTCGCCGACGTGGCGGATCTGCTGGATACGACGTGGCGGCGCGCGCAGGCTGCCGTTGACGCCGCGGTGATGGCCGCGGGCCGTCGCGCGGTCATGGCGGCCGCCGCTGAGATCGGTCATGAATTCGATCTGGTCTATGTCTATGTCGGACCCAAGGATGGGAAGAATCGGCCCTTCTGCGCGAAGTGGGTAGGCAAGGCGGCAACGGAGCCCGCGCGCCTGGACAACGAGCAGGGCCTACCCGTCGACGACTTCTGCGGAGGCTACAATTGCAGGCATTCATGGGCGCCCACGCTCGTCGAGGAAGCCTTGCGCGAGGGCTATCGCATCTACGATACGTCCGCAGGCGGCGACGGTGTCGACGTCACTGAAAGCCTGCGCCAACAAGCCGAGGTGGAATGATGGGCATCAAAGTCACCCGCCGCGGGCAGCAACTCACCTTCAGCGGTGAGCGCATCGCAAAGACAATCGCCGGCCTTGTGCCCGGCATGATTCTGGAGCGGACGAACAAGGGCATTGATGCCAACGGGCAGCAATTCGCGCCTTACAGCAAGCGACACCTGCAATTCCTGCGGCGCGGCGGCGAGGATACGAAGGTTGACCTTCGCCTGTCGGGCGGGCTTATGAATTCGATCAAGGCACGCAGCATTGAGATCCTAAAGGAATCCGTGCGTGTCGTCGTGGCTCCCGATGCCGGCACGTCGCCGGTGTGGGCGCCGAAAGCCGGCGGGGAAAAGCGGTATGCGCGAGCCGAGCGCAAATTCAAGCGGCTGTCTGACGCGGGCGATTACTCCACACACGTCGCCGGGCGGCAGATGTCACGCGCCTACCGGATGCAGCGCACGGGCAAGCAATCGCCGCCGCACAACGTCGTCGGGTACTGGCTGCACCACGGCACGCCGACGATGAAGGCGCGGCCGTTTATGGGGCTCACCGACGAGCAGTGGCGCACACTGCGGGCGGCAATCGCCAAGGTGATGTGGAAGTGACGTCGTGCGTTGCGCTTACATAACCAGTCAAGTAGGATCGATGACATGACGACCACCACCGCCCCCGAGGGCGCGCCTTCCGCACCCGCGCCGGCCGATGCCGGCACCAACGCCGCGCCGGCCGACGCCGTCGAGGACCTTGCCGCACTCCGCGCCGCTGCCGCCGAATTGGCCGCGCTGAAGGCCGAGGGCGCCGCCGCGCGCAAGGCCGATAGGGACGCGCGCAAGCGTGCGCAGGAGGAGGCAGAGAAGGCCGGCGAGCTCGCCAAGGCCCTCGACGCGGCGAAGTCTCGCCTCGCCGAGCTCGAGGCCGTCGAGCCCCTGGCGCAGCGGTGGCGTGCGCACGAGGAGAGCGAGGCCAAGCGCCTGGACGCCGAGGCCGCCGCGCTGCCCGAGGCCGTGCGTGCGCTGTACGCCGACGCGCAAGGGATCGACGCGAAATCGAAGGTCCTTGCCGCTTTTCGCGCCGCGGGTGCGCCACCCGCGGCGACAAAGACTGTGGGCACTGCTCCTGCGATCGGTGCGCCGCCATCCGTGACCGCCGTTGACGTCGAGGCGGCCCTTGCCGATCCGACGGGCAAGAAGCTCGCCGAGATCAAGGCCCGCGACCCCGGCGCCGTCGCTCAATTCTTTTCTTCGCTGCTCGGCAAGCGTGCTGGCAGCAATTCCCTTGGCGTCGGGCGGTTCTCTGCCCGCCCGACCAAGGCGCCCAACGCATAAGCGCCACGAGCGCCTGAGAGGACCACACCATGGCACAGACCACTTCCACCACCGTCGCCAATTGGCTGCTTACCGAGGTCATGTCGCAGATTGCGCTTGACCCCCTCCGCGGCAAGTACGCGCTGCTGCCCTTCTTGAACATGGCCGACATCTCGGGCCGCGCGACGAAGAACCGCAAGATCCGTAAGAAGAATGCGATCGCCGCCGCTGTCGACGACAGCGAGGGCGTCGACTTCACCGCGTCCGCTGTCGCGCTCGGTGTCGCCAGCAACGTCACGATCACGCCCACCACCAAGGTGCAGGGCGTCGAGTTGACCACCGATGCGATCGAGCTCGCCCTGCCGGGCGTTGCGCGTTCGCAGGTCGTCGCCGCCATCCAGTCCGGCAGCCCCGCGGCCCTGCCGCTCGTGCGCGACGCGATGACGGAAATCCTCGAGGCGCACTACCTCCGCGCCGAGACGGACGCCCTGGCGCTGTTCTCGGGCCTGTCGGAGTCGGCGTCGTCCAGCGGTGCCAACCCCACCGCCGCGCCGCTGAGTTTCGCCACGCTGCTTGAAGCGATGCTCAAGCTGCTCGACAACAACCCGGCGAGCGAGGACCTGGTCTTCGTCCTCGACGAGGTTGGCGTCGCCGACCTGCGCACGCTGGCGGCCTCTGGTGCTGGCGCGGCCCTGTCGTCGATCTTCACTGGCGGCGGCGCGGGTGACCTCGCGTTCTTCAACCACCGCCCCGACGTGTCGCGCAACGGGTTCCGCGGTTCGTTCGCCGGGATTCCGATCTACGCGGCGAACAAGGCGATCATGGCCACGGCGAACACCGGCGCCGCCGACCGCGTCGGTGCCCTGATTGTCGCTGGCCGCGGCGAGACTGGCGCTCCGGGCAGCGTGCGCGGCTTCGCCGAGCTGACCGAGCGGTACGAGCCCTCGCTCGGCTTCGAATACGATCTGGGCAAGGATTCGCTCCTCGCCGTGGGTCGTTGGTGCTGGGCTGTTGCCGAGCACACCGACGAGCACGGGGTCAAGATCATCTACGATAAGACCTGAGATTGACGACGAGGAAGGGGGCCACCCGGCCCCCTTCCTCTTTCCCTCCTACGAGGCGCACGACCGATGAAGCGAACGATCCGACTGAAAAGCATCAAGGACACCCACCTCGTCGACTTCGTCGACGGCGGCATCGACCGCGAGGGCGAGCCCACATCGCAGCGTCAGGCATTGACGCGCGTACTGGGAAAGCGCGTGACCGCAACGGTCGACGGGAAGGAGCACGTCCTTCCGGTGTTCCTCGTCGTCGACGTGGGCGAGTGGCGCCTGGCGCATAACGAGCGTCTGCCGATGGGCGACGAATTCATCGCCTACGACCAAGATGTCGTCCGGCGCGAGCATCCCGAGCGGCTGCTTTCCGTTTGGGAGAAGGCCCGCGCACAATTCCTCTCTGCCTCGTCCGAGCGGCGGCGGTATGCTGAACAGCAGGCCGAGCAGGCGCAGTCGCAGGACGTGGCGAAGGTCATTTCCCAGATGGTCCGCACCATCTCGACGCAGACTGCGGCGCCGGCCATGCGGAAGGGAGGCCCGAATGTCTGACGTCAAGCGATCCACCGTCGAGAAGGCGGCCGAGCAGTTGAAGAAGTCCAATCCTTCGATGTCGTCGGAGAAGGCGCACAAGATTGCCCGCGAGGGCGCCGAAAAGATCAACCGCGAGCGGCGCTCGCAGGAGAAGTGACCCGTGGCTATTCGCATCGCTGACAGCGTCCGCACCAACCGCGTTGACCAGATCCGCGCCGCCATCGACGCCGGTGCCGGCGCTGGCCTGGTCCGCATCTACAGCGGCAGCAAGCCGGCCAAGGGTGGCGTGCCCTCGGGCTCGCTGCTCGCCGAAATCACCCTCGCCGACCCGTGCGGCACGTCGACGACCGGCGTTTTGACGTTCTCGTCGATGCCGCGCACCGACGCGAGCGCGAACAACACCGGAACCGCGGCGTTCTTCTATCTCGTCGACAGCACTGGCGCGTTCGTCTGCGATGGCGACATCGCCACGTCGGGCAGCGACCTCAACCTGACGACGACGTCGATCACGGCGGGCCAGCCTGTTGAGATTACCTCGTTCACGATCACCGACGGCAACAATTGATGTCGCAGGCTGTCGATCCGTCGCAAAACCTCGGGCACGCAGCGTGGTCGCCTGTGGCGGCCCCTGCGGGCGAGGATGGGGCCACGCACGTCTTTTGGGCGTGCGACGCCTGCGGGGCCATCGTGGGCTTCTGGCGCCCCGGTCACGGGAGCGAGCCCACATCCACCGAGGACGAACCGCCAACCGATGTCGGGGCGTATGCTGGCCGAGTCTGCGGAACCTGAGGAACCAATGGCGAACATCGTCAAGACCCGCAGCACGAACGCAAGCAAGCTGGAACGCTGGCTGGGCAAAGAGCAAGTCGAGGGCATTTCGTCGTCGATGCGCGGATGGTACGGGAAGCGTCCGATCCTTATCGGCGGCGTGCCCGGCGCGGGCGGCGTGTGGTGCGGCCGCGGCGGCGACTTCGTGGGCAAGATCGATGGCGGCGACTTCGTCGGCCTCGCTGAACGCTGCGTCGAGCGCGTCGATCACGCCGTCGCCAAGATCGCCGGGCGTCATCGGATGCACGGGTTCTCGTCGCTGTCGGACCTCATCAACGAGGTGTCGAACTTCGGCAAGCGCAGGGACTTCACGTTCAACAAAGCAGGCACGACTGCCGTCGTTGGCGGAACCAATTCGCTGTGGCGCGTCGGCGCCTATCCGGCAGCGGCGAACGCGGCGAGCAACGCGCCCGGCGGCAACGTGCCCACCGACGCGACGCAGGGCGCGTTCTTCTTCGTCAATCCGACCTCGCCGGACACGCAGCATTTCGTCCGCGCCGACGTGATGTCATCGGTCGCGCCGCGAAATCTGCTGCTGTACGATCGCATTTTCGAGGTGAACAAGACGATGTCGTCGACGACGACGGAGGCCGTTAGCGGCACGCCGACGCGCTACCAGAACACCGCCGACGACCAGCCCGA